CTATTGGTATCTGCAATAACACTTAAAACAGGATCGTTTATTGTTTGTGTATCTGTTGACCAGCCATCAAGTAATACGTTCCAGTTATGTTTTCCAAAGCCTACAGGAAATGTTCTGTATTGACCTGTAATCCAGTTTTGTTCTGGTCTAAGTTCAGCATTGTAGTAAGGAATTGTTGCAGCTAATTCGTTTAAATATCTTCTTACTGAAAATAAAGGTGATTCATCTCCATACGCTGTTTTATCCATAAGTATATTACCATCTGAAAAACTTGAATATGTATTCATAGCTTTCTTTAAATCTCTACCACCAGCAGAATATGGGTTTGTAACAGCAGCTAATCTTCTTGCTAAATATGTTTGCAAACCATTTTCTCGTTTAAACATTTCTATAAATTCAGTTATGCCTTGCAAGTAAGATTTCTCTACTAAATTTCTTCCTAGTGCTACTTTTGCCACATCTGCAAGCTGTGTTCCTCTGTCATCTTCTGGATTTAAATAACCTCTTATTTGTGCCATATCAGCAGATATAGATAAAAAGTTAGCCCAAGGATCAAGTCTTTTATAACTTACATACTTAAATTTAAGTTTGCCATCTGCACCTCTGACATATTTTGTATCTTGGTCTATATTTATTACTTCATAAGCTTTGCCTGTTTCTGCATATTTTTGACTTTCTTGTTCACTAATTAAAAATCTAAAACTATAAGGCTGCCAACCTGTGTCCATCAACTGTTTGTTAATTTTAAAGTTAGGAGAACCACCACCAGTTATAGCTATGCTTGCATTTGGATCATTACCAGCAAGAGCTAACCCACCAGCAGCAGCCCATAAAGCACCGCCAAGTTTTGCTTTACCTCTAGCTCTGGCTGCTACTGCTAAATTATCACTTGTCATTTCTGCAACGTGTTCTTGATACCACTTCATATTTTTTAAAGCATTACCAGCTATAGGTATCTCACCCATTTCTTTTAGAAAAGGTGTCATCTGTGCAGTTTGTTTTAGTATGTTTGCTGGTGTTCTTATAAAAGGTAAAATCTGTCTTAGATATGGGTGCTGATTAATAATAGTTTGCATACCTTTAGTAAGACTTCCTTCTGCTAGTTGTTCTGTAAATGTTGATTGTGCTGAAAATTCTCTAGCTCGTCTATATAAATCCAAAGTCTTGTTGCTATATTTACCTGTTTTGCTTTCATTCATCAAAAGATCTGTTACTTGCTTAAATCTTCTATCCATAAACTTTTGTAGCTGCACACCTGTTTTCCCTGCCCTTGTGCCTTCTTCCCATATCTCTGCTTTAGCAAAAGCTCTAAAGTTTAGTTGTTTAAAAAATTCATCTTCTGCCATAAGAAATCTACTTGGCAATCTATACATTGTTGATAAACCTCTTATTAATCTATTTGATCCTTCAAGACTCATTCTTTCAAAATCAATTACTTGTGATCCTC